CAAGTCCAGACAATATTGAAGACCCAAGCCCGGTTGCTTCTCCGGCTGTATCAAATGGAAGTTCTCCGACTATACCCTCAGTTGATAATTCGCCCACAGGGAGGGTTTTTTGCTCCTCTTCCGAGATAGTGGGAATTAATCCCGTTTCCGCTGGAGCTGGGGCCTGCTCTCCTTGCTGGTTAATATTGGGGCTTAATGCTCTGCGGCTACCGTCTACTTTGTTAATAAGCTCTAGTCGCCCAGTTAATTCGTTAGCTTTAATTTCAACGCGGTCGTTTGCGATATCCTCAGCATCAATTTTAGACAACCCACGGGCTCTTAATTGCTGAATATTCTTTTCTTTTTCAGTTAGTTTTTCAGGCCTCAATAAAGCCTGTCTACGCTGCGTAACCGCTGGTAAACCGCCAACCTCAAATAATCTTTGCTCCTCAGGAGTAAACCCAGTTTGAACGCCTTGCACTCGAACTCTTTCAGCCTGGGCTCTCTCTTCTTCTGCCCTAAGAATTCTAAATCTCTCAGACTGCATTCTAAGTCCCAATAAATCCTTTAGGTCAGCAAATCTTTTATCAGAAGCTTCTCGACGGGCTTTTTCTGTGGCTGTAATGCTCTGTTGAAATGATTGTAACCCAAGTCCCAATCCTTCAATTGTACTAACGCCCTGTGATCCGGCTTGGAGTAATGTGGACCCCAGGCTTAATAAGGCTTGGCCAAATTCAGGAGAGTTTACAAAAGTTTGATTCCTCCCCTGCCCTCCAATTGGTCCGCCGCCTGGGCTGTCTAGAGACCGGGTCAGCCCTTGTTGAATGACACTTTCTAATAGGTCATCTGTGCTTAAAATTCCGCGATTTGATCCGCTAATTAATCCATGAGCCATTATCCGAACAATCCTCCTAGACCACCTATAAGAGCGGCGCCTATTCCTATTGGACCTAAGGCCGCACTAAGGCCACCGATACCGCCACCTATAGCGGGTGCTGCAGCAAGGCCTCCTAATGTATTAGCAAACGATCCACCCAGCACAGAGCCAAGACCAGCTGAGGCTCCTAACCCAGCAATACCTGAGGTTCCACCAAGTAAACCAGCAAAACTTCCTATTCCCGCAGCACCGCCTCCAAGCAATCCCAATGTATCAGCAATACCTAATCCTGAACTAATACCACCAAGCGCGCTTAATGCGCTATTTCTACTGGCTCCTGGTAAGTTTTGCGTTGAAGTTGAACCCGCAGAACCGCTTAAAGTAGTCAACCGGGCTATCAGGTCATCTAGCGACCGCTGGGGTCTGAATTCTTCAAAGTTAAACCTGTCAATCTCTTCTTGGAGAAAGGCCTGGTCTAGCCCTTCTCTGGCCTCGCCAACTCCTAGTAATTTCTGGAAATCTGCAAAATCAGCCTCGGCTAAACCAGGAGCAATTCCGATTGCCTGTTGTTGCCTTTGTCTTTCACGCTCCAGATTCTCAAATCTTAAAGTACCCGAAGTCTGAGCAAACGCATCGAGTAATCCCTGAGAGGCGTCACCAAATGCCAATCCCCGAGCTCCGCCACTCGTTCGACCTCCTTGGGCAAAGTTTGCATTCAATGCCGGGAGAATAAAGTTATTGAAGTTTTCACCAAGATCGCCTTGAACTTGTGACAGCACATTTTCTAAGAATGGGTTTCCCTCTAAAAATTGCCCGGAAAGTGTTCGTTGCGTTAAATCTTGCGCCGACCTCAAAAGAGGAGAACCAGCCCTGGCTCTTTCTGTGATTGCCCTTAATGCTTCTTCGGTTTCAGAGGAGAATGGAACAACGGTACTATCAGGAAAAAATCTTGGCAGGAATTCTTCATCACCAGTTCCAGTGCCTCCAGTTCCACCTGTGCCCCCAGTACCCCCGCCTCCTCCAAGTAATCTATCTGATTCTGATGTCCCATCAATCGGGAAATAGACCTCTCCAATTCTTTGGTACTGTCTTTGTACATCAGTAGGAAGCGCTAATATGTCATTGACATTGGTAATACCGATTCCGCCCAATAGGGCGTTAATTGCGTCGCCCTGTGCTCGTGTTGCGGAGGCATTGCCACCCCTGCCCACTCCGGCCAATGTCACAGCCTGTGAGAGATTAATTCCTCCAACGCCGCCAGCTCCTCCAGCTCCACCCGCCCCTCCGGCTCCTCCAGCTCCTCCAGTTGTAAATCCCGGTTGCTGTCTGTTGAATAAACGCAAAGCTGCGTCAGCCGCCGTGCTTATCTGACTTTGTAGAAATGGAACATTTTTCTGCGTGATCGTTTGGCTACCACCTCCGCCACCTCCGCCTCCACCTTTGCTTCCCATTATAAAAACCTCTCAAATAGCGTTGTTGCTTCTTTAAAGTTACGATTTTCTAGAAATCGCTTCCAACCGCGCCGCCCATTGATAACAAATTTAACACAATTAATTGCTTTAAAATAGTCCGCTATCGGATCGACTGCACTTTCCCATGCCTTGAAGTCTTCTCCGGCAGCGTGTGTGATGTATCCCACTTTATCATTTCGATAAGATTCTATCATCGTGAGTATCACAGCCTGAATCTGGTCTTTATGTAGTATAAGCCATAATTGTCTATCTGATGACTTTAAATCTTCATATATTTTATTTATCGTAACAAATTCGTCAAAACGATTAAGAACCCTTTCAATTAAGGGTTTAACTTGCCCCCAGTGAGTGTCGATATCTAAATACGCGACAGCAACTATTTGACTATCCGACGACTGAGTATGTAAATGTCCTGTCCGCTTGAGCGTTGTTGGCATGTGTCACCACGAATGATTGTTTACTACGAGTTGATATATATAAAGTTCCATTCCCCAATTCTGCAGCTGCGTTTGCTGTTTGAGGCATTAAATGAATTGAGCTATTCCCGCCGACGTTTATATCAGTAACAGTTGTTGTTGCAGCGGAGGTTTGTAAAGTAATGTCAGCGACAGTATTGGTTTTGCCCCGCATGATATTATTAATAATTCGCACCAAACTACGCATACCGTCTATGGTGGGCAGGGCATTATTCGGGGCTATGGGATAACTTAATCTAGACACCACCGGCCTCCTCTGCCCTATATCTCATTCCATGCGCAGCTGTCCAGGCCCCGGTTAATCTTATTCCAGCCCTATGATACCTATTTTCACTTTGCACATTGACCTCGCCAGTTTCAGCGGACGTTCCGGCAAATCCTGAAAATACATTACTGTCAGTTAAGAGCTTACGACTTCCAATCCTAACCTCAGTGGTCCCGCCCTCGACAACAGGCATTATAGAATCTACATATGTGAGTCCCGAAGGATTGATTTGCACTTCTTGAGTAATAAATTCGGCTGTTAAATTGGCTCCATCAAATCCAGCAAGCTTTTGATCGCTATCTATGACGCCCAATGACGCAGTACCGCCTTTCCAGAAACGAGAGTCTAGAGTAAATGGCACATCGACATCTAAATCAGGGAAAGAAGCCCCGACTTCTTCTAAGGTAAATCCATCAGCCAAAAATCTAAAGAATTGTTGTACAGCTAAATCAATTAAAGTAAATCTCTTATCGATCCAAGAATATGTAATAATTTTATCGTTAACACCGCCGCCTGCTGTTGATGGATATGTCCAGTATACCCTTTTATCTGATGGATCAATAATGGCTCGCATTAAGTGAGCGTTATCAATATCAAAAGTATTAAAGAAAAAGTCATCTACCTTTTCATCACCAATATTTACCAGGCCCTCTAAGGTAAGCATCTGGAAACCCTTCTCAGAAACAAAGAACGTCCGCTCACCATTTGATGCAACACTTTGTCCAACAAAAGCCCCGATGTTTTCCGCCATAAGATCAAAGGTAAATATTAGAGGAGGCCCAACATACTCCATTCTATGAATGGCATTTTGGAATAACACAATGCCGTAATTCTGCCCACCGACAACGGCCATCCCTGTCCCTGGATTTCCGACCTGCACATCCTCAAAGTCAGCTTGAGTGGACTGTGAAGAGGCCCAATTACCTGCGGGATCATTGAACGGCGACCATCTTACACGATTGGGGGTATTGCCATCTGTGTCTGCTACATCGACACATACGAGAAAATTATTGATAATGCCGAAGTTTCCACACTTAACGTCAACACCGGCAGTAATAAGGTCTGAGAAATCGGTATCTGTGCCAACTTGAAATTTCTGCATAGAGTCATCTTTGTTGGTAGCGATGACGATATCCCCGAATTGAGTAAAGTTCCAGACATTTTCCCCGGCTGTAGCATAAGGCCCCCCTACGTTCGTGACATCTTCCCAGGTTGTTGTAATAAGCTTTTTAATTGTAGTGTCAAAGGCTGCAAATGTTGTGGCATTACCGTCAGCCTGTAAATATGAATATGCTCCCAGGCAAGCCCCACCCAATGCATCTGATTGCGCAGACAGACCCTTAACGGGCTTATATTTTGTTCTATTGGTGAGTGCATTCGTGACGACAGAGGCCCCGCCCGCTCCGAAAACAGGCTGGTCTGGTAACCACTCTCCGATTTCAAACATATCGCTTAACGGCATTTTAAAGAACCCTGCTTGGTCTCATCCTTGTCCCTGGTGAAAGGATTTGGTTATTTGTTTCTCCGATAACTAAATTTATGCCGTCCGCAAAATCTTGTTGATATTGACCCATCTCAATTCTATTCCTAAATTTCTTAAAAGCAAAATATAAACATCCATCTAAATATAAAGTTGGGTGCTTGAGGAATAGCGCATTCGTTGCATTTGCACCTCCCGATAGCGTGGCTAATTTAGCGTAATACGTTAACTTAGCTGTCCGAGAACCGCTTGGTATTGGTCCAAATCTCAATTGATACAAGTCAGTGGTGTCATTATATACAATCGCAAACTTTTTAGCCACTCCAGTTGTAGCTCCGGCTCCAGTGCTGGCTAGTAATTGCTCGTTCACATTATTAACAGCTTGAGGGGTATCATCAAACTCCAAATGCACTAATTCTAGGAAATCGGCCGGGAGGTCTTCTAGTTCAGTATTAATTGTTAATGTAGTTACCCTCTCCATCTCCTTAACGCGCAACCGGGTATTCATAAGACGCTCCGTTTGGACAATCCATCTATCCAATACAGCGCTAGCCGCTAAGACATCACTACGAGCCAAATCAGCGACTATTTCTGCTTTCAATTCTGTTGCATTTGCTAAGGTCAAATTATGTTCCTGTTCTTAAAATATCTTCCTCGGTTAATGGAGTATCCTTATATCCGGGTACAATGGTATGTCCATATGGCCAGTCACCGATATGACAGACCATCTTAGAAACATCGTGGTCAATCCAGATATCATAGCCTTGTTTGATTAGATTGCGACAGAAGTATATATCTTCACCGACAACTGACATCTTATTATCATCAAGGCTTTTTAATGGATCAAACATTCTAGGCTCATCTTTAAACTCAAAATTGAACCAAGGCATCATCATACTTTTGAAAACCTCAGCTTTAACCATCATAACAGCGGCGCCTACTGACTGGCATTTTTCTAGCCCTGTGGATTTTTCTTTCGTTAGTAAAAATTCCCCGTCAAGTCCTACTGCCGTGGCTTTGGCTGGAAATGTTTTGGTCGTACAGTTTGCCGCGATAACATCTTTGTCTGCTAAAAATAACTTAGCAATTGTATCCATTGGAAAGCGCATATCATCGTCTAAGAATAAGATATGCGTACAGTCTTGTAATAATGCGGTCGAGACCAGCGTGTTCCTGCCTTGGTGTATAATAGAACAATATGTCTTGTTATAAACTGTAAGCGACCCATACATCCCATCTGGCATTAAAGGCCATAAGGCTGCACCTGCCATTGCAAGTGATTGTCCAAAGTCTGGTTTCCAGACGTCCCTTGTCGGAATACATATTCCTATTTTAAATTCACTATTCATTTATTGCTAACTGTCCTTTTCCTATTCTGAGATAAGCATACTCAGGGTCATTTACTTTTCTAGCTATGTAATTGGTAAATTCTCTTGTTCCCATTTTGAGACCACTCTCTTGTACCCATCTATGGATTAAAATTAAAGGGATACGAGCGACGTGCTTCATATCCTTTGTCTTGCTCCATCCATCCCATGCATTTTGAATGGTTTTATTGGAACGCATTAATTCTTTTGTATCTTGTTTTGTTTCAATGACGAGCTTTTCACCATCAAGATGATAGCGCTCAAAAATACCTCCGGGTGTACCTCTGTACTGTTCTGGCCTTAAATCATCCGTCATGAAGGGAACCATGTAACATTCAAAGTTCCTGCTGCTGCACCGTCAGCGGCAACAACCGATATTTTCTGTTTAGCCGTAACCTGCATATATTCTACAGTATTCGCGACCAACTTTGTATCTGCGGCTGTACTGGCTGTCGGAGCGTCACCTACCCTTATTCGTGAATCTATATCTACGGTCATTCTCGCAAGAGCGGCTCCGGTTGGAGCGTCGGCTGTCTCCGCTGCCACAGCTCCCGCTATAGCAACATCCTCTGAGATGGTTTCGCCTGTAAGCAATACAAAGGTTCGTTCGTTTCTTCTACTCATGAGATTTTGGCTCCTTGCCTGTGTGATACCAGTAAGATAATGCCGCCCCCATTAATATATTAACAGACGCAATATAAAAATGAAAGCTGATTTGAGAATGTATAAGGATCGCCAGCATGACGCAAGCTGGTAAAAGATTTGCCTTGGTGGTTTTATAAGCTATATACCCGATCACTCCCGAGAAAATTAATAGCCCGATAGCCCCACCCTCGATTAATATTTGCAGCAAATCATTATGCGCAAACATCCCGGCTGTTTTGCTTTCTGTTCTAATGATTTTATAGTATCCGCCGAATGTGCCCCAGCCAGTTCCAAATAATTCATCAACCTGCAAAAGCTGTAAGCTTGTGTCCCATATCTCTAATCTAGTTTTGATGTTGTGAAATCCTGGTCTAATAAGAAATACGATAGCGGAAATGCCAGCCGTCACGATTCCTATTAAATAAAGACGACACTTGGGATTTGTTACCCAGTAATATAAAGACAAAGAGATTAATGCTGCGATAATGCCGCCCTTGGATTGTGTCGCAAGCATGCCGCAGGTAAAAATAAAGGCCAAAGCTCCAGTCTCTAAATCCCTGCGCTGGGAGAATAAAACAACAGCCGGGATAAGTCCAAAATTAATTATTGCTGCCGCATTATTGGCGTTTAATAAAGGCCACGCTGCCCTATACCCGGTTTCTATGTAAGTCATCACCAGAGCCCCAGCATATACAGCCAATATAACTCCACATAATTGAATGCATAATTGTAAATGTTTCTTGGGCAAGCATAAAAAGATAAACGGTGTAACTGAGAACACACTCATATAAATCATACCGCCAAATTTGGGTTTGATAATAAATCCATGGACAAAAATATACATCAGCCACAAGAACGCAGCATAATGAATGCCGTCCCAATCTTCATGATTTTCTTTGTAAGCCCAACTTCCGCAAGCACACATGACAATAAAGAACCAGGCCCCCGCAATTGGAGTAGCCGTGTGCTGAATAAACAGCGACACGGCCAATCCCGTGGACAGTATAATAGGTTGGACGGCCATTACTGCCACGAATAAGTAAAGTCTAATCTAACACCAGTCGAGCCAGTCCCGGCACTACCAGTTTTTGTGAGCTGAATACCCTCTCCTGTGGGACAATCTGTCACAAGCGTACCTGTGTAGGTCGTTCCTGAGGTATAGGGGCCAATCACAGTGTTTTCTGTCAGGTTGGCCAAAGGAATAGAAAGGATATCAGTACCTCCAGTGCACTCCAAGACAACCGCAGTCAATGCGCTCATGTCACTGCCATAAGCAGCTAACTGCATAGTATGCAATCTTAAGTCAGCTGCAGCTGTCGCAGCCAAAACAACATGAGTTGAATTAAGCTCCGCCAAGGTCACATCATCAAAATGGACATAAGCAAACGGGTTTCCGGCTACAGCTGTGGAAAACACCACATCCCGGACATCTAAAGTCCCTGTGGCTGTAAAGTTTGTCACAGTTGCCGCTCCAGCGCTCGACCCACCAAGAGTCACTCCATCCAGCGTACCCGCATTAATATCCGCAGTAACGGCGACAAGTGCGCTAGTTGTAACCGCTGCCGATACCGTGGCTCCAATGGTTGTACCGTCAATCGTGCCTGCATTAATATCCGCAGTGACGGCCACAAGGCTAGTGGTGTTCACAGTGGAAGAGGTCGTGGCTCCGATAGTCGCGCCATCGATTGTCCCCGCATTAATATCTGCGGTTACAGCGACAAGACTGGTCGTATTAACGGTGGAAGATGTGGTAGCGCCAATCGTGGCTCCATCAACAGTCCCTCCGTTAATATCGGCTGTTACAGCGACCAGAGTACTAAAGGTTCCGGGCGCTGATACTGTTGCTCCGATCGTTACACCATCAATCGACCCGCCATCCATATCAATCGAGGATAAATCTCCCTCGGCGTCAATAGTAACGGCTGTGATGCTGTTATCGGAGTTCGTAATACTTACGGTTCCATCCGTGCCTTGTTTAGCAAGCCATGCGGCGTTAGCCGTCATAGCAAAGACCATAACCAAGGCGCAGAGGATACTCGCATTTCTAAGATATTTTAACATTTTATAATCCTCGTGATTATTAAAGAGAAAAATGGAAGGGGGTCCAGGCCCCCACCCAAATTATAAGGTTATGATCCTACGACGTGGTCAGATCAGCAACGATACCACTGGACGCCTCGTTCTTGGCCTCCAAAGTATACTCGGTAACGATATGCTTCTTCTCTGAGTCACCTGTCTTGGACAAAGGCTCACTAAACGGCGTGTCAATGTAAGCAATAGCCCAAAACGCAGGATCAAGAGCATGAGCATCTCGAGCGCGTGAGAACCTATTCGGCACGACTTGAAGTGTTCCAAAGTCACTAACATATAGATCAATGGCTTGAACTAATTGCTGCCCTTCGGCTTCAACAGTTCTAGAAGCTCCACCAGCAAAGCTTGAAAGGATTCTTTTGTTGAAAGAACCAGTCATCAGCATGCTAGGATCGCCACCATTGTCCCAAGTTGTTTGCATCAGGTTCAACAACAGTGTTTCAGTGAAAGCTCTCTGCGTACCATCTGTGCGGGCCTTGGTAGTTGTACCGTTACCACCGTCGCCAGCCTTTGAAACGTTTGTTGTGTACCATGCACTCAATGAGCGCAATTTAGATGCTGTCGTACTGTCACCAGTAACAACGGCTTGGTTGCCTGTAACGATAAACTCCATATCCCGCTTAAGCTCTTTAAGTCTTTGGGCTGTTTGGTAGGCCATCTCTGAGTCACGACCAGCTTTATCAACCGTTTCCTGAGTACGAGAGATTTGAACAATCTTTTTGGAGATTTGTGATCTATTCGTCGGACGTGTTGTCGCAACGGCATCATTCCCAGTCGTATCTTGACCCTGAATATGAGCGTTAGCGGCAGCTGCGGCCAATGCATCAACTTGCCATTCATGCAGCGTAGCGGTGGCTTTTTCCACTCCTATCGAATTAAAGAATGGTGTTTCTGTTGGTGAAACCATGTATATGGCTTCGGACAGGTCTTCGCGGTTACCAATCGCATCGAAGGTATCAAAGTTTGCTGTAGACATTTTAACTACCTCTTCTGTTTACGTTTCTCCAGTAAGAAGTTAGCTACATCGCGTGAGCTTCCACTGGCATTTGCTTTTGAACGAGCCTCGCCTAGTTTTCTGCTGCTTATTGTGCCCTTAGAGGTAGTGGCTTTCTTGCGAAGAAGTTTTGGTGTCTTTTTATTAATTTTCTTCTTTCCCTTTTTCTGTAGCTCATCATATTTACGGGCTTTTTCCGCCATGATAAACAACCGATGATCTACCGTGGATTCAATTTGCTCCTCGGTAAAATTCATAGAAGATAAAAACTTATGTAGTTTTTCTTCATTTTCCTTTTTAGCTAACTCGGGTATTGCAGCGACAATTGCAGCCTTTTCTGAAACCTTCAACGCATCAAGTTTGACTTTAAAATCAGCCTTACCCTGGTTAATAGTCTCATCTCTGGCTTGCTGGAGTACGGCTATCTTTTTATCGTGGGCCTCGTTTTGTTCCTTGGCCTCTGAGTAGTCTTCCCAGCCTTGGTCTGCTTTAATCCTTGCTAGCTGATCATCTGAAAAGGGCTTAACCATCATCTGCCCTAAGTTATCAATATGCTCAACAAATTTTTTGCGAGTCTCTTGGAGTTGATTAAATTCAGTTTCAACGCCCTCCTTATCTTTTTGGAGGTCCATTGTTTTCTGACGATAATCAACGTCTTTCATATAGCCATTACGTAGTTCGTTGAGGGTGACTTCTTCGTCTTGACCGTTCACTGTGACATTAGTATGAAAACCTTCAAGGTCTTCTGTCTCCAGAACGGTTGACTCTTCTAGTTCCTCTTCCTCTTCGTCGTCACTATAGTTTTCGTCTTCTAGTTCCTCTTCTTCGGACTCTTCATCCTCAGCTTCCGGTTGACTATCCGACTGGTCGTCTTCAAGGTTGTCATCTTCATGATCCTCGACCTGATCTTCGTCAGGATTTTCTTTGTCTTGTTGATTCTTTAAAAGCATATCTGCTACATCTTGAACTGAATTGTCCGTTCCATGTTTGTCCATTATCTATTCCTTTTTTTACGCTTGTCCTGGGCTTTCTTTTTGAGTTCGATTTCTTTTCTTAACATCTCGCGCTCATAATCAGCCTCAGTAATAAAATTTGACAAACGAAAAATAACATCATTCAAGGCCCGAGTAGCGAAGTACGCTTTTTCCCTGGTCTTGGTGTCGTTTAATTTCGTTGCCGCCCATTCTTGTAGTAAATCCGATCTGACTTGTTCGACCGCCTTTTGAAATACCTCGTTATCCAGGAAGGTCTTTGCCGACTTCCCTCGATTGAGGATTTTGTATAATATCCTTGCCATACCTTAACAGCATTTCCTCTCTTTTCAAAGTAGCTTCTTGATCGAGCTTTGCAAGTTCTAATTGATTAGCTTGCTCGAGCTCTGCCCGTTTTAATTCCATCACGTCCTTATGTATTTGTAAATCAAGCTTATTCTTCTCAGCTTGTTTCTGTATATCACCAACCGTCTTGGCTTTTTCAACCTCGATTAATTCGTCTATTGGGTCTTCCTCCGGTGTCGGCTCGAAGTCTTTAGGGTCACTAAAAAATCGATTGCTGTCGGGATAACCCATTAATCTAGACCACTCCATCAGCGCTTCAAAGTAATTACCAGGACTTACCCAAGGGTTTTCCGTTCCGGCTGTGGAAAGAATTGTCCTTTGTTCATTCACAATATTAGTGATTGCTTGTGTTCTTTGTATTTTATCAATATGACCAACGCCAACCCGGATGTCGTAACCTTCACGCTTCTTCCATTCACGTGGATCTGTATTAAGGAACACACCGCCGCCAACATCAAAGATCTGACTAGTTTTGACATTCTTTTGTGTCAACTCGTGGATCTTTTCCATGACCTCTTTGAAACCAGTTTCGGCAATGGTTCTTACAACCATCTTAATACGGGCCAAGGCTTGCGTCATAATTATAGTGCCAACCGTATTTGTGCTGTCAGCCATTGCTTTTGGATCAAGCCCTTGAGATACCGGAGAAACTCCAGTTCTTTCGTGTCGCATTTCGTCAACCATTGGCATGACACTCAATGACGCGGCTGCAACGAATGGAGTTGTATGATTTGTTATCGCATTAATTGGATCTTTTGCCCGGACGATGGTGCCTGGGACTGTATATAAAAGATCACGGACATTCACTTTATCCGGGTTAACTATCTTAATTGGATTATTTGTCAAGCTCAAGTTGTCTAAAGTTCCACGCCAAAGATTACTTTTCAACACTTGGATATCCCGTGTCACATCAGCCGCACAATTTCCGTAGAATTTATGAGGATTGATATTCGGAGTGATAGCAATATAAGGAACCGAGTCAACTTGCTCCCTTTCAATCAAGGTGCTGCCCTCTTCGCCGCCAAGCATTACGCTCCATAGTTTAACCTTACCGCTGCCATCAAGATCATCTCGAATATAGAATTGCCATACTTGAATTGTTTCGGACGCCTCGGTCTTAGAGATTGCGCTATCCTGCAAGCCCTCTTTTGAAAACCGCTTTGATTGCTCAGTATCATTTGAGATTGTTGAATGTGGTATGTCATCAATGATTTCCTCTGAAATCCCATCAGTTCTTAAATCACTGCGTTTTAATATCTCCCAATGTCCGCAAACATCAGCTTCCTTTAACGAGATTGAAGGGTGCGAGGTATCAACGAAAAACTTTTCTGGTGCTATCGGCTCAATGCGTACCTTTGAAAGATCGCGCTTGGTTGTGGCTTCAATATCAAATGTAAGTTCGTCAATAGTAAATTTTTCATCTTCGGGTAATTCTGTCTTAGTAAATTCGAGAACTTGCTCATCTTCCGTGTTTTCAACATCGGCTAGTTTGAAACCAAACCTACGTTGTGCTTGCTCCAGATCTAATTCTTTGCCATCTGGTAGTGTAACTGTTACAGCATCAATAGTAATTTCATCATCAGCCGCAAGCGCTAACAGTTGCTCGAGCGTCCTTTCTTCATAGGTTTCCTGAGTTTCTTCCACTCGATCATCCCAAACAACAGCAATGATCCCATTCTTTTGAATGAGACAATCCTTGATCCATGTATATGTATTTATAAAGCCATCATTCTTATCGTTATATATATGACGGACATAAGCCGTTTCAATCCTGGCGGACTCGGCATCATCTGCATTCATTGCCCTGAAACTACCCGGCGACTCATCACCGACAAATGTTTCAACGGCATCTTGAAGAATGGACTCGACAACATCATGAACATCTGAGGTCATGAAATCAGATAGCCCCTCGATCTCATCACCAAATGGCTCTCGATTATAAAACTCTAAATTCTTTTCACGTTCGTCTTGAATTTCATGGGTATCTGTATCGATGCGATTATACCGCTGCATACAAAGCTTAGCGACATCTTCATCTGATAGTATCTCTGAATTCTCGGACATATTTGTTTGCAATCTCCGCTGCTTGGTTAACTGCTGACTGGACGTCCGGGTGGATTGGTCCAGCATACGAGGCATTCTTACGTTGTGGAATCTTGGGGCTGTCCAATATTACCCCGCATTCCTTTAAAAAATCACTTGCTTTTAATGAGTTGTTCAAGTCCTTAACTGAAATTGTAACAGCATTGTCTGGCTTACGCAATTCCATTTCTGCCCAGTACCACGCGCAAGCACCTATCGGGCCAAACATAGCGAAGTCATCAGAGAAACGCAGCTTGTTATTCGGATAGAACTGGTCGAGGTGCCAAAGCCAATGGCCGCCATGCCCAACATAATCCCCGCGCTTGATCATTGACCCAATGACCTCGTCGCATGGTCTATGTAGATGAATGATTTTATAGTCAGTTAAATATTGACCGACGAAATGATTAAGTCCGGCCTTTGATAATACGTGAGATGTTTCAACATAGTTCCTTGGCAACTTCATTAGTTTCTCTTGCCAGAAATCTCTCACGGTCTCGGGATCATACGTGTTGTAACATCTCAATATGCGAATGTCTGGAGTTTTGACGCCATAATCTTCTGGCTTCATATGCTCGTGATGTACTTCCCAGTCAGTATTGACACGGAATAATTCAGCAAGGAACGCCGTGCCTGTTCTGCCTTGGGTGTGTGTGAATATTTTCATTTGATCTCACATATGCCCCGAGCTATTAACATTTCCTCAGCATATTGATAAGACTCCCTTGCCAATGTATATGGGTCACGTTTGATCTCTGGTGTTAGGTGGTTCTCGAAATATACAAGAGCTACCTTGTCACGAAAATCTTTATATTCTTGTGCGTTAACACATCCCGTATTATCGGCAAGCATTATCATAACATGCGCCTTGCTTTTTTCTCTAGTTAATTGGTCAATCATTCTGTAAACCTTCCGTTAAAAATTCCGTGCAAAAATTCTTGCAGTCTATATACGATGGCCTCGGTGTCTCCTGTGCTGCTGTGAAATGTTGGCGGGCTTCCGTCCTTTGGCCATGAAATAATAAACACATCCTCGGGGCCTTCTTCTGCAAGATCCCTTAATATTCTATCAGCTGATACGTCAACCTTTGTCCAACCGTCAAGCTCTATTACATTATCGTCACTCATTTATCCCACCCATGTAAGTAAAATTCGTGCTCGAATATCTTTTGAACCTTGTCCTGTTGTGAAAAAGACAACACCTCAGTCGAACCGCTTTTGTGCAATGATTTAACTTGAGGTAATTTGATTGCGTACTCCTCGGCTAACTTATCGAGGTCATCATACAAGTGAATCTTATCGACAACAACCTTACCAGAAGCATTGCAATATAAAGGCCAATTCAACGGGCATTTACCCAGGTCATCTAATATATGATTAAACGTTGTGCCTAAATACGCAGCCTGTGATCGCACCTTATCATACGGATGACGCTCAACTGTAAATGTTTGAAAGTTACTTAGATCAAACGGAACCTGAGACAATGGCATATGATTATAATACCGCTGCTGCATTCTCGGCTTGCCGTCTTCACCATTAAATGTTCTGAAATAGTTTTGAGCCCCACATCCCCAGTTTTCGCGTAACGCTTCGTCACCGGGTGATATGGGGGTTATAATATCCGCATCGCCGCATATTCTTGATAAGGCGATTTCGATGGCCGTCCCTGCTATCTTACGACCTTTCACGAATATAAAATTATTCTTGAAAGATATGATCATAGTTTACTCTTCTTTCTCTTCCTCTTCTTTATTCCAGTCTGGTCCGAGTTCTTGCTCTAACTCTGACTCAGCTTCAGTTCGTGCTTGCTGTGTTGTAAGACCGGAATTTTCAAGGCGAAACACTTTTTCTTCTAGCGTCTCCTGGGCTTTCTCTTTACCGCTTTCCTTCGCTTTTGGATTGCTTTCCTTTGGCTTCTCGGGTGATGGTGCAGGGTCATTAGGTGCTACTCCTGTTTCTGGTTCGGGTTTAGTTTTCGCTTTAGTCATTGATATAATCCTTATCTAATTGTTGGTCGTCTATTAGACACCATCGTATCACCACCCCAGTCCATTGGTCTAGCGATTTCTACACCCTGAGCAAGATATCTAAAACTATCGGCAGCGTTACTTGTCCAGTCATGAAGAGGACGGTCAGCAAATGCCTGGGTCTTTTCGTTCCACTTCTTTTGGTATTGTCTCATTGCGTCAAGACCACGCGCACATTTCTCCGCATCGAATATACATTTAGGTAAGAACCTGCGAACCGCATCAATGCCCTCGTCAATACTTGTCCGCTTAATAACAGTCACGCTTCGCCCGTGGTTTTGTAATGTCTCGAGGCGTGTCGTTCCTGTGATCAGTTCACGTACATTAATATCATGTGGACAAATATCATCAGCATAATTATAACCTCGCTCATTTAATACATGGACATAATGATCAAGTCCCACTCCCGACGTTTCGTAATAGTCAATGAGCCTAATCTCTGATCCAATAACCTGAGCAAACCATAAGGCCGTCGCGTCACCGATACCCAGGTCCCAGGATACATGCACGGGATAACTCGGGTCATATGGTACGGACGTAATTCGACCTTCTTTGTCAAGCTTATTAAACAGCTTACCGTAATACGATCCTTGCAATGCAGCATCAAATGAACAATAGAATTCTTGCTGTATCATATCCTCGTCCATACCATCTTGACGCTCATGTTCAACGGCAAGACTGGAGATTGCGTTGGTATCATCGATAGTCAATCGACTGCAAAACCAGTTGTCATTCTTCTTAGCAATATCATAGATACGCTTACCGTGGTTGTTGCCGCGTGGTGTGTAAATGAACATGGCCCAGCCGCCATTCTCAGCAAGTATCGGGCGGATAAAGTCCCAAGTCGCGGGATTGGTCAATGACCACTCCGAGAACACAACCCCAATCGGATTAGCTCCGACCAGACTATCAAAATTATCCGACCCGACGGCTTGCCACATTGATCCACTTTTTAGGCCGATCAACATTTCTTGTTGGCTTGTTCTATCTCTAATTGAATGCGGGAACACCTGATCAATAACACGACGCCCTTTTTTATCAATGGCATTCCATACAACTTTACGGGCTTGCGACTGAGTCGGCAGCATGTGCCAATATAATCCGGGGTTTTGTGCTGCGTCGGTCGCGGTCCAGTTTAATGACAGGCTGTCTTTTCCTGCGCGACGATGCCAAACACCAACAGCACGACGTCCGCCGTTGGCCATGTAATTCCAGAGAGGGAGTTGGTAGTCACGAGGGTCCCATTTATTCGGTAGGATGAGCGCCATCTTTATCCAATGTGTACTGTTTGATAATTATTGTAGTGTCCATTGGCTCGCCATCCGAGTCAAGAGCTTGCTCCTCGACCCGTGCCAATTTTGGAACGTGGAATTCTAATAGCTTATGAATACAATTGAATGCCTCAAGCGGTCCGTGATCTTTTTCTATTTTGCTGAGTAATCTATCGAGGCGTGGCGTTTGCTTGTTGACAAATCTGGCGATTGCTGCCCGTGCGTTTGCCGTGGCTTTATTGGCTGATCCCTTCGGACGCCCTGCCCCTTTGTTTTTGTTACCTTTTTTCGGTTCGTCTGTATCATTTGCCATTGAATAAAACCCAATTGTTTATTTGATCAATAATAGCCCTTTTGATTTGCATTCGATTGTCCAACGGTGTCGAAATGTTCGGTCGTTCCACTGCATGATCGACGGCACTTATTACACATTCTATTTCCGTGTCCCTCGCTGCGAAACTCGCCGTTGCAGGTCATGCAATTGCGAGTCTTCACGGTGTCGTTCGGGTCTTTCTTGACCAGCGTCTTGAATTGATATGTCATTGAATGCCGCCCAATAAGATGCCTATTGCGAAGCAACCAAACATAAACATGAGTAATTTAAGTGCCTCTATCATAGGTCAGTATAGCACGTTCTTTTAATTCTACAATCCTGTTGACTTCTTCCAACGCATCATCGGGAACATTTCTATCGCCATTCCTGTATGAATATAATGTCTTGATTGAGATTTCTAGGTGCTGGGCTATGGCTGCATTTGTCCAGCCAGTTAAGCTTATTGCTAATTTTAATTGCTCTTTTTTCATGATGCATTTCCCGTCATAGTAATGGTGTCAATCTCAAGCTGGAAAAATCTACGGCACATATACTGCATAAACAAATCAGCGTTATCAATCACGAGATTGGTTTTCTTTAATCCAGCAAAGGTATTGAAATGATGGTCATACGTTGTCACATTAATATCTGGATCAATTCTTTTTATACGCAGCATCTCGGGGATACAGTGCACTAATAAAAGAGCATCTTTTTTCTTTGCAAACTTTATAGCTTTGGTAGTTTTGCCCCCACCACGAGGTAATATTATTATTCTCATTTCAGCCTCTTTATAAGTTTATCTACAACTTTGATTGTCTCATGCAAAGTATGTGTCAACACCTTCACATCATTTTCGAGTTGTTCTATGCGCTTCTCCATTATTCTAACTCCCGAGTGATTGACATTACATTTAAAAAATCAGCAAATGCTTGCGCTTGTTCCTCGGTCATAAAATCACCGATACAATCAAGACCTGCTATTCCATCAACATCCGCCGCATATCTTATATATACACTATAAAAATCCGCGTCAGCTGGTTCGCATTGCTCGCAATGGTCGTCATGTTCTTTGACTGGATGTATCTCAGTATTTGACCATGGCCCCAACGGCTTGAAACTATATTGAATGTTGTCCATTTTATTCCCCCAAAGTCGCGACGTAATCGCCGTTTTCTAATTGACCAAATCCGTAGATTTTACCCCAGTCATATTTATCTGCTAATTTTTGAGCCATGGCGCGTGGCTGCTGTTCATTATCGCTAGCCGCATAATCGTAAGGCTCTCTCATTGTATCAACATTCGACGCCCACGCTTTAAATGACGCTGCCCCGCTTGTATTGGATTTTATAAATTTGATTTGTATCGCTTTCATTTTGTCCGTCCTTTTTAAGTTTCAGCGAATCGGTTAATCAATTCACCCTATAACTTAATTGTAGCAAAATATTACTACAAAGTCAAGCACTATCTAAAAAGGTATATCCTCGCCCTTACCCCAATCAATCGGAGTGGTGACATTTTCAACAGACGCGCCCGGAAATTCCTGCTTAATTTTATTTAGCAAACTACTCCCGTGAATAACTCGGGCCACTTCCCGCAGTGTGTAAACAATGACATCTTTTTCCGCTGCACTATGAGCGTCAATATCATTCACGACAATTCTATATTTCTGATTATTGTCAGGATGTACGATATCCCATACATTTGGTTTGTTCGGAACGTTACCATTTTCCATGGCGAATTTTTCAAGAGCAACGTAACCCCGAATTGACCCGTTGACCATCGTCGCAATTTTATGCAAATCACCATTTACAATTGCGTCATTTAATTTTTTGCGTTGCAGTTCCCATTTGCCAGCCAATTCTGCGGACGCATATTTCTCTAAATTCCCATACCCCCATTTAGCCTCGAATTGTAAAGCCGTCTGATCAAGTCGATCCAACCATCTTTGTATTTCAAAGTCATTCGGCTGCAATTCAGATTTTTGCGTCCAGTCTCTTTTATTCTCGTCAATCGTATTTCTCATAATCGCGTACCTCTCATTAAATCCCACTTACATTCTTTATGGGTGTATTTACTGTTAATTTTACCCTTTACATCTATGGAATGTTGGGGTATGCTCCCAAAAGAGCATCCCCCCACGCCATTCCAAGAGTATGTCGGAATGTCATTCCTTGCCATTCCACGCCATTCCTTGCCATTCCGCCATTCCTTAATAACATAATCACTCCTCATTATCGGCCTCGATAATCCATAGCCATTTACTATTGAAGTTAATTTTGCCCATTTTCTTGAGGGCAATCCGTGCTGTTTGCGTGGCAGATTTAACGTGCTTGACAATGACATTACCATCCTCGTCCATGAGCTCTTTAAATCCACGCTCCTCGAGTACGTTATTAAATTCCACATAGGTCACACACTTCAACATAGGACCGTCCTTGAATGGCCGCGCCGCTGCACCCTCGTCATCCAGCGCAATCTTGAGACTGTCATATATAAACTGCTGTATTGGGCTGAGGCTGGCTTTATTTGAAAGCATGATGCTATCGCATGGCAGGACGTAGCAACTCGAAACCTCTTTTTCTCTATTAGTTATTCCCAGCACGACACGCTTGAGCTTGAACCACATCTCGCCAATCATTTCCATTTCGCGCTGCTTAACAATTTTGATACGGCTGGGAGCGCGTTCGTCATCTCGACTTATTTCAATTTCTGTGTCAACAGCTGCCCTTAAGCTTGAATGACCCCGCGCTCCCTTAAGCTGATCCTTGCCGCTATGATGTATAAAACAAATATGTGCTCCGGTTATTTGTCGAATCGCGTCCGCATTGACGATCATCTGACCCATATCCGATCCACTGTTTTCGTCACCGCCCGAGATTGCCCGAGCAAGTGTATCAATGACAATTAGCTTAACCGTACCGATAACCCTCTGAGCCTGATCGATTGCATTTACTAAAGCTTGGCAATCTCCTCCGGCGTCGAGGAAGTTCAAATTTGATGGAATGATAGCAATAGGAATATTGCCCTCTATGTTGTAGTGCTGTTTAAAAGCAGCAATCCGGTTGTTTGTACCTTGACCGCCCTCAAGGGCACAGTAAACAACGCCTCCTTGCTCGACATGCTTTTCTCGCCACGGAATTCCGAGGGCGACGTGCATGGAGAGGTCAAGGC